ACGATTTGCAATTCTCTTGCAGTAATAGCACCAGTTAATCTATCTTGATCTGCTCCAGATGATCCTGCTCTGTTTGCAGAGTCTAGTCCAGCAAATCCTTTATCTTCCTGGCCTATCTCATTTCTTCGACTTAGAAATCCTCCAATCAAAGGAATACCTACACCAAGAGCTAAAGCTCCCCAACCTATTCCTGGAATAGCTCCTAAGAGTCCTCCAATACCTATCTTAGAATTTCCAGCAGAAGCATTTGCCATAGCCTTAGCAGCAGACTCAATAGCGTATTGTTGTAAAATTTTACCAACAGAGTCAGTAACAACTTTTACCATATTGAACCAAAATTTCTTTTCCATCTTAAGACGCTCATCACTAGCAGCCCTTTTGATAGCAGTCATTTGTTTTTCTTTTTCTTCAAAAGTTATTACTTCATCTTTAAACATTTTATCAACTTCAGTCATTCTTTTTTGCATCTCTTTAGATACTCCAGCAGAATGATCAGCTAAAAAAGCTCCTAATTGAGCAAACCCACCAACTAATTTTTCCATGTAACTAACCATAGTATTTAGTCGCTCTTCATAAAACTTTTTAGTTTCATTTATAATAATTTTATTATAAGCATCGTTTATTTCTTTTTCCCGTATTTTTGCTAATACAGAATACTCTTCATTATCTTTAGCCCATCTTTGCAAATTTGATATTAATTGTCTTTTTGTATCTTTTGCTTTTTGAATTCTGTCACTAGAAGATGCAGAATCAGTACCAAATATCTTATCCCACATATTTCCAGCAGTTTCTGCCTGTGCTTTTACTCCGCTTCTAACAAAAGTATCTATACTTTTACTCAAACGTGACCATACTTTATCTACATTTGTTTTTGCCATTTCGAGCATTAAATCTCGCCATTTTTTAGTTACATCCAATTGACGAACGGATTTTTGCAGCAAACCCTCTGCTTGTTCATTCGTAATTACACCTAAATTATGCATTTCTGCAACAACTCTCATATTAGCTTGTAAAGCATCTGATTGTTCTTGATAAGTTCTTAGTATTCCTAATTCTTTTTTCTCTCTTCCTGCTTCTAGATTATTTATATCACCTAACATTTTTGTTGCAATGGTTTCTCTTTTTTGTAATAAATTAGTGACTATAGCCTCTTGGACTGCTCTATTTTTGTTGTGATCCGCTATAGCTTTTCCTTTGGCTGCTAACTTATCCATATCTTTAGTTTGCTTAAAAACATTTTTAGCAACTGTATCAGACGCTTTAACTAAACTCTCGTAATCTTTTTGAATAGAAGATAACGCTTTAGTTAATTTTAGAGTTTCGGCATTAGTTAGTTTCATATTTTTATTTATAGGTACAAACAATGCCTCTAAATCTTTTCCTAATTTAGGGATATCTTCTTTACCTATAGCAGTTTTTAACTTACTTATGTTAGCTTGAAGTTCTTTCATATTACCTTCTGGAAGTTTAAAACTAGCACCAAATAATGCTGGTTTATCTCCAGTTTGTTTCATTATATCAGCAAAAACTTCGTTGACTTTATTTACATAATTTCTAACATCAGTTTTTATAGTCTCTCTTTGTCCTTCTTCTCCTATTTGAATATCTATTCTTGTTTTCCCTGAATATTTTGCTTCTTTTATAATTTCTTCAATATCAGAAATCATAGTATTTACAATATTCTTTGGTTTTATATTTTTTAAATCCTGCCATTTAGACTTCATATCATCTAAAGTTTTTGTAGAAGCTGTCCCTAAAGACCTATAAAGACTTTGAAGTGCTGATAACGCTATCTTATGACCTTCTCGTTCCGTTGCAGCTATGTTTTCATTAGTTGATAAGTCTTGATATTTTATTATAAGACCTTCTATACTACTAATATAACCATTTATATTTTTATCTGTTAAATCAAAACTTTTTATTAAATCTAAATTAACAGAGTCTACATTTAATATTTGTTTAACCAATTCACCATAAATACTTTTCAAATTATTAGCACCAAAAGAAGTAGCAGTTAATCCTTTCTTTATAAATTCATCAAACTTTTTATTCGCAGTATCTAACGCTGCTCCTACTTTAAATTCCTCCATAGATATGTTAAGAGATAACATTGCTAAATTCATGTTTTCTAATCTAGTATTTAACTCATGAATTTTAGGACTAGCTTTATCTATAGCTTCTCCTATCTTACCTATATTTTCTGCTGTATTTCCTATATTTAAATTTAATTCTGGTTGTAATTGATTTAACCTATCTTCTATTTTTTCTATTTCTTGTAATCCTTTTTTACTTAAATCAGTAGTAGTAATAAGTTCTTTGTATCTATTTCCTAACTTCTTTACTTCAGAATTATTATCCCTCAGTCTTTCCACTACATCTTGTGTTGCTTTTAATTCCTCTTTCTTTTTATTTATAATGTCCAAAGCAGTCTCTGCACTATTTTGTCTATATCTTTTCCACAAAGCTATACCAACAAGGATAGCAGCACTAAGAGCAATTAAATAAGGCATAGATGCTTTCATAGCTAATCCAACAGCTTTTATCCTACCCTCAGTAAGCAGTAGAATAGAATTAAATCGTAAAACTATCAAATATAACCCATTAAATAATTTCCCTATAATAGGTAGTTTCATTCCAAGCATAGTTAAACTAGCTAAAGCTGAACCAATAGCTCCAGCAAACATTCCTGTCATAGTTACAGTATTTGCCATTACTGCTTTATTAAAAATAGCAGAACTTACAGCAGCAGTTTTATAAGCAGCCGTTAATAATGAAATCTTAGCGAGTAATGCAGAAAATATCACAGTTAATTTACTTATAGCAAATAAAGAAAACCAAATTTTAACAAACATAGAAAACCCAGGAATTGCAGATATAATTTTTCCCATTCCCTTAACTATCAATTGTATAGCATGGATAGTTGTTTTCATTACAGCATTAACTTTTCTTAGAAAATCTCCAATTTTTTGCTTTAATACATCTTCATTAGCTTTCACCCAATTACTTATTGATTTTACCATATCTTGTATAGAATTAAGCATTAATTTATACCCACCAGAAATTAATCCTCCTATAGCTGCTCTAGTATTAAACATAGTAACATTAAGTTTAGACTGAACTCCAGAAAGAGTCTCAGTAACAAGAGAAGCATTACCAGCAAAAATAGAAGCCTCTTTTAACATACCATTATAAATTGCTTGATATTTTTGTGCCTCGGAAAGTTTTCCTGCCGTAGTTCCTATCTGAGCAGCATATTCTTCATACATGATTGATAAATTCTTAGTAATACCTGCATTATCAGTCATAATACTATTATGTGTAACAAAGCTTCCTGCTAAATAATTGTGATCGTCTGGAACAGTTAAATCAAAAGTAGGTTTTATACCTTGATATGAGATTGATACAATCTTTATCAATGTGGGGGAAATCTTCAACTTTTTCAGTATTTTGTTTACTTTTTTTATGGATTTTTCTGTGGCAGTTCGGGCAGAGCGAGATACCATTTGATATGACGAGCGATAATTTTGGGAATTCTGATCTACTGAATAAATGATGAGCCTCAATACTTCCTTCACCATCTCCACCGCATCGTGTACATCGAAAGGAATCCCTTGAAAGGACTGCTGCTCTCCAGTAGTGGTGATTTTCTGCATATTTTTTCCCTTTTGATGTTTCTCCAAAGGCAATAAAATATTTCTCTGTTGTCCATCCTTTTGCTTCTGATTTTTGCCACTCTGCTCTACACTTATTTGAACAGAATCTTCTTTTATTAATTCTGCTTGGGATGTCTTTGATCTCTTGTCCACACCAATTACAAGGTTTTTTAGCAATATCAATAATTTTCCTGACATTTTTGCAAGATTGTTTTTTCCCTGCACTTGATTTGACAATTGATCTGCATTTATCAGAACAAATTCTTCCAAATCCTTTATTGACATAGACTCTAAGTGATCTAAAATCTTCTCCGCAAATTTTGCACTTAACCCAAACTTTTTCAATATAGTCTCCCGATCTATAACTTGGAGATTTTTTTCCTTTTCTATTTTTACTGTTCCACTTTCCTTTACATCCTCTTGAACAGAACTTTGCTGTTGATAATCTTTTCCCAGATTTGATTGTAAATATTTTATTACACTCTTTACATCTGATTTGTAAGCATTTTTTACATACTTTTTGTGTTGAGTTTGTTGGGCCGAATAATTGTTTACAACTTGTGCATTCTCTTTTTCGGTATTTAACAATTCGCATATTTTTTCCCTTAGTTTTGATTCATCAACCCAATAGACTTCCTCTCCCTCATTTAATTCACTAAGAAACTTAAAACCACTCTTAGTAAGAAATCTATGGTTATCAGTTGATTCTACCTCACTGCCATTTTCTAATGTTATTTTAAATACATCTTTTTCTCCATTATAATGAATATAACTAGATTGTAAATTAACAATATTACCAGAATCTCTATCAACAGAGAATACCGCAGGAACTTTACCATCATCATGCAATTCTCCTATAGGAGAAGATACTAAATTTATATCATTATTACAAGAAGAATCATTTTCTTCTACATAAAGTATTGTATTATAATAACTTAGGCAGTTTTGATTTTTAATTCCTTGAGTAGCTCCAATAACAGCTTCTCCATAAGAAAGTGTTCCTTGTCTATTAAAAGCAGCAGCATCACCTAAAGCATGCATAATATCAACAGATTGTTGTAAAGTAAATTGACCAGTAGACAATAAATTTTTAAGTCCTGCGGAAGCTTCTTTAACCGAAATTAAACCTGTAGACGCTAATTTAGTTGCTTCTGCCATAGCTTTAAACTTACTGTTGCCAGTTTTCTCTGCAACAGCACCCAAACCAAGCAAAGCAGCCTCCAACTCCACAACAGCTTGTATAGATTTCCTAACAGCAGCCACTATTCCACCAAAAGCAAAAGCAAGAACTAATAATTCATTACGTAAAGCTCCTAATTTTTCTTTCATTCCAGAAGTAGTAACTCTAAACCTTATTCCAGCTTTTTCGGCCTTATTCATACTATTTTCTGCTTTATTGAAATTTTTACTAGTATCGCCTACATTTTTATTAAGCTTAGTTAATTCAGTCTTAGTTGATTTTATATTTTTATTTCCCTTTGCATTGAAGAAATTAAAATATATATCTAAATTCGAATTTAATGTTCCTGCACTAGCCAATAACAACACCTACTTTAGTTTTACATTCGTAATCCTCTAGTTCCTGCAACTTTTCTTTCCGAAGAAGCTTGGCTTCTATTGATATCTTTTCTTACTTTTTCTTCTCGTATCTTTTCATACTCATTTCTTGTTGCAAGTATAGTAAGAAATGCTTCAACAATGATATTAGGTTGATCTAGCAACCCACCACTATTAGGAAATATCCCGTATTCACTTGCATATGTTTCCCATAGCAACAAGAGATCAAAACTCTGATCCATCATTGATAGTGGGCATATGGCTTTATAATACAACTGCATAACCTCAAAAAGAGGTGGAGGATTTTTCATCTCCTGTTGTATATCTGACAATATATAAATAAAATCTTCTGGATTAACTCCAGATTTTTCTTCAAATCCTGTCATATTGCTCTGGTTGTCAAATGTTGGAATTCCAATATCTTTATCTCCATCTTGAAAACAAACTAAAACTTTATCTTCCTTCTCTTTACAACCAGAGCATTTGTATAAATTAGCTCTACCAATTTCTTCACTTTTCCACAAAGAAAAGTAAACTAGTATCTCTAACTTTTTTTTTCTCCCTCTCGGAGTTTGCTATTATCAACAGCAACATCCCAAATCTCGTTAACAGCTCCTGCTGGCATAAAATTGAGAGCCTCTTTAAGAATCCATTCCTGATCTAAGATTTTAACCATACTCTCATCAGTGTCTTTAATATCAGGTTTCGATTTCTCATTATCAGCGAAAAAAGAATTGGGAAACCAAAAATTTTCAATCTTAGTCACTGTATTCAGCCACTCAGCAGTATCAGCAGAATCTAATTTTCCTGAATGTAAATCTCTGTACCCTGATCGACCTTCTCTACCAGCAGCAGAATAACGTGATAACGTTTTATTTGCTTCGTGGTGAGTTTTAGGTTTAACCCAAAATACTGTTTGTTCGTTCTTGTCCTTTTTTCCCCTATCATCTTCTAAGATGTAGGGAACTGGCTCAAGTGTTATTCCTCGCATATCTGAATCTCCTTATTTCTATTACTATTCTGTAACATTATAATTGCACAGTAACACTTATAATGTTACTGTGCATGTTTTATGTTACTATCACTGTTTATTCTAGATAGACAATCAAATTTCTATCTACTTATCTAAGTTTTTCATATTCCAGGGAATATAATCAATTGTTTTTCCTTCGTTATTCATAATATAAATCCATCTTGGAGTTTCTCCATTAATTTCTAGATGTATATTATCTCTATCTAAATCACCTTCAAGATGAAATGTGATTCCTTTACTTGATTGAGTCTTATGAAATCTTTTACACTCGAAATAAGACTCTCTTACTTCTCCATCATTTTTACTTATTGTTTTTACTATCATATGTTCCTACCTTTCTGTTTTATCTGACTATCTATCTAAATAATTATAATAAAGTTACACAACATCTAAGACATAAATATTCAACAAAATTATCTAATGTTTTTTCTTTGGATTCGTCATTTAAAAAATCTTTATAACAATATCTAACCCAATCTTGTTGATCTCCTACAGTCTCTATTTTGTGTTCATCAATTTTAAACTTTTCCTTCATTTATCTTCCTATCTCCTACTTATAAATTAGAGATGCTATTTTATTAGCATCTCTAAATTCTTTATTTACATATACTTAGATCCCTCGATCTAAACCATCAAGTAAAACAACCTCGATAGCTGCATTAGTACCATCATATGCTCCGATAAATGGCAAGTCAAGAGCTACTTCATCATCATAACTCATATCTACACCAGTATATCTTGCATTAGTTTTAATGCTAATTTCACCAGAACTAGCAGGAGTTGCAGAAGCTCCCCAATAAAAATTAAGGGCAACATCAGTTCCGTTCATGAAATTATCTATTTGTTCTTTTCCACCTACTGTAGCAGCACCCCAAGGAATCTTGACTGTTCCTTCAACAGTAAAATCCATAAGGATATGTTTCTGTACAGTATTACTTTCGTAATTTTTCTGAACCGCATTATTAGACACTGTAATAGACCAGCTATCAATATTAGTAGCTGTTCCTGCCACAGTAGCACCAGCAGTACTTGCTCCCCAAATAAGAGGATCATTAGTATCAAACTGTAACGTGGTACTTCCAGCATTATAATCAGTTTCTAAATCAGCACCAACCCACTCGATAACAGCTTTAAGTGGAGTATTTGATTCAGCAGTTAATGTTATTGATCTTACAATAGCTCCTTTGATTCTCTGAGCAGTTGAAGAAGAACCACACTGCATACGTTTTAAAACGTTAGCAAATCTTTCTACTTCTACTCCTTCAGTACATGTAGGAGAATTATAAGTTTTAGTGAATTCGTCTGTTCCTGTTCCTTCAGTTGTGCCTTTCTGAAAAAGCATCCACAAAGGAAACGCTAAATTGTAAGCATTAGCATCGAATTCCCAAGAAGTTGTAGGTTGCTTTACTCCTTGCTGGAATTCATATCCAGAACCAGTTCTACGAACAGCTAAACCAATAGCTTTTCGTGCATCAATTATAGTTTGCCCTGGATCATAATGAGGTTGATTAGTTAAGGGCCAACAGTAATCATTACTAGCAACCCCTATAGCTCCAGTTCCAAATGCAAAAGTAGCTGTTATTGAAGCAGCAGGGCCAGCACCATAAAGTATCTGCCAGGGAACAATTGTCGACATTGATTAGAACACTTCCTTTCTTATTGTTATTTTTTTAAATTTCATCCTTAAACTTACGTTTATAGGACTTTTTTTTAGGTTTTTCTTTCGTTTCTTTTACTATTGGATTATCAGGAAAAGATTTTGACTCCTGCTCAAATTCTATTCCACAATTCCAATCATTAACTAACATATTTGCTACATCGTCTGGGACTTCTATAACATTCCCTTTCTTGAGGGAAAGATAAAGATGTCTATTCTCTGGAATATCGAGCCAACCTTCTCTACTTTTTAATCTAGCTCCATTACATCCCATAGCATACCAACAAACTTTTTTCATTCTAAACACCTCTTTTATATTTATCTTGCTGAACTAACTGTTAATACTTTGCTAGTCACTTTATTTAATCTTGTTTTTCTAGCTCTGCCAATAGCTCCACATACTAAACATCTGTACGAAGAATATTTCCCCACATTTGTCATATAGTTCCCTTTCCAATCTAGATCAGTGGAACCACAAACAGCACAACCACTAGCATCTCCTTCTACGTAAATACCCATATTAGGATGAGACTTCATCCAAGGTCTTAATTCGTAATAAACTTCTTCCAATAATGCTACATCCTGAATATTATAAGTAAGCATATTATCTAATGCTTCTTGGTTTCCGTTATCGCAGTCTATCCATAGATCAAAATCAGTATCTATTTTATTTTTATTTCTTAAAAATTCTCCCAAATAATCTAACTTATGACAAGTAAAACTAGCTATTTTTCTTGATTGTTTTAGTGTATCTATTGTAAGAAATGGTGTAGTAGGTTTCATTTTATAATAAATAAATCTAGCATTCAACATTCTATGATCAAAACGATCACAATTATGCATAGGATAACCATTAGCAAAATAAGTTTTTGTAGAAGTTCCCATAACTGCTACTTTTCTATTCCCTACTTTTTCTATTTTTTCTATTATAACCGTCTTAGAATACTTACTTTTTAAACAACCAAAAGCATCCCAATTAATCTTATCAATTAATCTTTTTATTTGTAATTTTCCCAGAATTTCTAACATACCCCATTTTCCTCCTAAAAATCCTGTATATAAGGTATCTTGCTTACCTAATCCTCCAGTTTTAGGGCTTCTTTCTTTAGAAATTTTTAAGTTTAGCTTCTCACAATATCTTATAGCCTGATCCCAAGCTATTCCAGGTCGCTGACAAAAATCAATACCAAAGCTTCTTCCAGAATGCTTTAAAGTTCCTTCACCTGTAATAAATCCAGACAGCCAACCAGATTCATAAGAAGTATCTTTTTCCCAAGTATTTATAAATTTCTCTACCCTCTGTCCTGGTTTAAGATTTTTTGTCTCACACCATCTATAATCTCTACCCTTAGCTGCTAATTTTAGCCAAGGATGCTCAGGAGTGGTTATAACAGAGTCCCCATTACTTAAAGTAACCTCTAAACACTCCCTCTCTTCTACAGAATGATGAGTAATTATAGACCTCTTCATTTTCCTTGGCCTATTCTTACCATTATTTTCCTCAAATCCTACTAACTCTTGCCCTTTTTGTAATTTACCAGCAGGTATCCATTCTAGATTAGTAGTTAACACTGGAGTAGATTCTTCAACACAATTATGACCTATAACAATGTCAGCCTCCTCCAATAGTTCCCATATCCCACCTAAAATCGGCTTGTCGTTACGACATTTTACTTGTTCTGGTGTAAGAAGAGCATCAAAATACTCACTTCCATTTAGCCATTTAGCAGCCCAAGATAAGATACACCAATCTTTAATTATCTTATCATAAGATATCCTTTGTTCTCCTAGTCTCCAAGAGTACACATGCATAGGTAATGTTTCTATATCGAATAATAATACTTTTGGAGCTTTATCTGAATCTATATTTAACTGTTTCTTAAGTGCTCTCCAATGACCTCTTATTCCTTCTCCAGTAAAAGTATACATTGGAAAAGTAGAAGTCATCTCTAACGCAATAGTATCGTATGTTTTATCTAAGTGACCATAATGTTTCGATAAAACTAGAGCGTTAACTACAGACAACACTTTTTTATCCTCTCTCCACAGATTAATCATAAAATCTCCTAATTTATGTTGTTATTTCAGTATATCCACCCATACTAGATGTCATTATTCCCCAGAATTTTACTGTAGAATTTATCGACTTAGTATAACTATCGTAAACATCTACATATCCTGAATTAATATTGGGGATAATATATACTAACATTGCTGTAGCATTTATACTAAAAGGCCAAGAAAGTTTTGCGTAGGATTTTATACCTTTAGTTCCTACACTAATACTTCTACTTGTGGATTCTATATCCTTTGTAGTACTAGAAAAATATCTAACAGTAGATGGTACACTTTTAATTATTGATGATTGTAGTCTCGATGTTGAATTTATATTGGCTCCATATATTGGAACAACAAGTCTTTTCTTTGCTTCCGAAGTAAACGAAATAACAGCAGAATATAAATGAGAATTTTCATCAATATACATTCCATAAGTTATATCAGTTATTCTAGTCCAAACAGACTTACCATCCCATCTAGGATTAGTATGAATTATTGTTTTTAAATTCTCTACTTCATTAATTACTCTCGTCAATATTCCTTCTTTATCCAGCAATTTATGGTAGACAACTACTTCGAATTCTCTATCTAACCTATCTCTCCCTGCTTCGTAGTGGATATTAGTTTCTATATTCTCAGCTACAACTATAGCAGGATATACTGGTATAGGTGGAGTTACTCCTTTCACTATAGTTTTAACTTTAGCTAAAGTAGTATTCTTATAAGAAGAAACCTTATCATAAACAGTTGATAAAAAGTCATCAGCAGATTCTTCTGTAGAAGTGTCTGCAAAATCTTGATCGGGTAATGCTTCCCAACTGTAGCAATTTATTGTCAAAGAACATTTTTGAATATACCTATTTTTATACGGTATAGGTTCTCCTAATATTTCACTTTCCATTTCTGTATTATAGCATTGATCCGTCCCACCAGAATCAGGCCATCTATAGAAAGATATAGCTAAATCTTTTAAAGATTTAATAAGTTCTATAGTATGAATATGGCAATTTTTAAGGTCATAACCTTTACCATAAACATCTAAACGTATCTTTCTTACAACCTTATATGCCTTATTACTATAAAACTTAAAAGGAAATTCCCTCTCAGGAGTTATTGTAATAGCAGGAAATACAGGAATAGGAGGTAAAATACCTTTCTTGTAAGTCTTTACCGTAGAAAATGTCGTAGACTGACCTCTGAGAATGTTGTACTTAATCGCAGTAAGTAAGTCATTCATTGTTGTAGTAGGATTACCAGAATTTGGCATATAATCACACCTTTCACGAACACCCTATAGATGCTCAACAAATTAAGATTAACAGGCAGACACCCTAAAAGATGCCTAATATAATTTGGTGCTATTTTATAACTACTATCCTTTTTCTTTTTGCAGATTGTTTAATAATCCGCATTCCAACTCTAAACATTATTAGTTTTTCATCTCCAGCAAATAATCCTAAAAATGGTCTTGCAGGTATACCTTTTCCAGATTTTTCTTTCGAGATAGGCTGTCCTGGAGTCCATTTTTTACTAGTTGTTCCGTATTGTTGCCATTTAGCTATTTGCTTTCTTTTTCCAGTTAAACCAGGAGAATAAATTATACTATTCCCTACAGTCTTCATCACTGGATTTACAACTGATCCTATGTATAAATGAAAAAATTCTCTCAGCATAGAATTTTGTTTTCCATACCAAGTTCCTAAACTTTTTCTTTTCGCTATAGTCGCTGGAGCATGAGCAGCCCATTTTCCTCTAGGTAATACTTGAAAATTTTTCTTTATTATTGTTTGAGTTTCTTTTTTAATAATATCAACTACATCTATATTATTTCGTAAAGCTTCCTCAAGACCATCAAGTTTACCAAAATCTGTTCTAGCTTCCATTCTAAAATAAGCCATAACTAGGTTCCTTCATTGTCATCCTGTTCCCTATAATCTGGGTAATATACACTTTGATCTATGCCATCAGAATCTATATAATATTCTACAGCTAATGGCTCTAAATCTAAAGAAGAAGCTTGTCCTCCTATAAACATTGCATCGGTTCTTTCAGGATCACCAGCACGTTTTAAATAGTTCAATGCTTGCATTTCATACTTTCTACTCAAACTCTGCTCATTAGGAACATCTTCCGTATAAATTTCCTGTAAACAATAAGCAGCAGCTAATTTAGCTGAAACATCTTTAACTTCAGGATAAACATCATAAACTGGGCAATAAAATGTATCCCCAGAAACATGTGTTCCTGTCCACATTCCAGACTCTAAAGCTAAATCACCATTAGTAGATGTAGCAGTAGCTCCTGTGCTTCCTGTTCCTTGACTCCCTGAAGAACTTCCTTCTATAGTAAATGTAGTAGTTCCAGTAAATGCTAAAGTCCATAACTCTGTATAAGCTGTTGTACTCGCAGTAGCAGCCCAAAGTTTCCCTGTTCCTGAATTAGAATAATCCTTAGTTGGAATTCCAGCCCAAGGAGTAGTTCTAAGAGAAGACTCTGAATATATTTGCTGTAAATGTAAAAGAACTATACCTTTAGCTTCCAGTAATTTTGCCTCTACATCAACTATATCTACAGCTTCGGTATAATTAGTTCTATCATCATTGGTTATATTAACATCCTTAGTAATCCCAGGAGCAAGCCTGATAACATCTAAAGTAGTTGTAAGTAACCTAGGTTTTAAAGATTTTATAGTTGCCATCTATATTCACTATCCTTAATTAATATCTGTATGCTCTTTAATATGACAAGGAACACACAAAGTTACACCATTGTTAACGACATATCTTAATTCAATATCATCTATCCATCTAATAATATGATGAGCATTTAAATCTTTTCTTAACTCTCCACATCCATTATAATATCCACATTCTCGACAAACAAACTTATCTCTTTTGAAAACATCTATTCGCCAATTTTTGTAATCCGAATTTCTTCTTTCTTTATCAGAATCGCCACCACACCACATAGGATTATCTTCACCAGATTTAAATCCTATATTTTCCATAGAAGGATGATCTCCTTTACGCAAACCCTTATTCCAAGCTCGTTGACCTTTATGGCTTTCACTTAATTTCTTTTTGTGCTCTTCTGTAAATACTCTCATAATTTAGTTGTTGTCTTGATGTTCGTACCAACTCATTGTTATAGCTCCAACTACATTATCTGCTAATCCCACTAATTTTGCTTCATATCTAGTATTTTGTTTCAAAATTATTTCTCCATCATCCCTAGATTCTCCACTACCCTTATCTTTTCCAGTACCAATAGATTCGCTAACTAAAACAGTTCCTCCTCCTGTTGGAGTAGCATCAGTAGTTACATTAGCAACAGTACCACTAAGTTCTGCAAGTAAACCACTAGTATTATCTGAATTTCTATTTCTATTAATACAAGGTATATTAACTGATCCACTACCACCAAAAGCTCCACCTTCTGTAAGAGTAAATGTAGCTCCTCCAGTAGAAGAGGCAAAAAATAAAACATGAGGCCATTTAGCATTATTAGCAGTTGTAAAAGTTAATATCAATATTGTATCTCTAATATCAATTCCGCTAGTAGTTACTTTATAAGCACTACCAGAATGAGCTTCGTGATGGGCATAATCTATTGTTTGAATACTAGAAGTAGAAGAATCTATTTTAATATCTTCCCAAGAATCACCAGCTTTTCCTAGTAATTTAACTTTCTTCCAAATATTATTACTCACTAATAATCACTCCTTTAACAATAAAATTCTTGTTCTCTAAAATAACTAACTATCCCTAACCCTATAGCTTCTGCCAATATTTTAGGTCTAATAAAATCAACATCAAACTGATTAGACATAAATAGAGGCTCTGGAATTATTGCAGGACAAAGTGTTTTTCTCAAAAAATATAGAACACTATTATTCTCATCCATTCTATAGTAACCTTTTTTAATCCCTCTATTCGGAATCTCTAAACAAGCCACAAGTTCTTTTTGAACTTTTTCCGCTAGACAAATAGATTTAAACGATCCTGAATGAAGTGTTTCAGTCCCTCTAACATATTTAGAAACAGAAGAGTTTAAATGAATATCTAAACATATATCTGGTTTTATTTTATTTATTTCTCTAACTTTAAATGGTAAAGTACCTTTCACTAAAGTAGCACCAAAACAACTATAATCTCGTAAAAAATCTATCAGTTCATAAGATATTTTTAATACTTCCGTATACTCAACCAAATTCAATTCTTTATTTCGTGCTCCTTGTTTAAATTTATTATGACCAGGACACACTACTATATTTTTTTTCATAATAATTTCCCTATTTCCCACATAAAAATGCTTTTACAGTTGCACCACCAGCATTAGTATTCGGAAGTATTAATCTAATATACCCAACTGCTGTTTCAGCAAGAGGAACAACCTGTTGATTGTTATCCATAGCTGTTATAGTGGCTGCACCAGTAAACCAAGTACTACCATCAGGAGAAACTTCATAATATCCAGATACAGCAGTAGTAATATTTGTTGCTGTAAGATATAATTCTATATTTTCCTTATCTCCGATTTTGTACTCTCGGCTAGTAAAGGTTGCTGATCCAACTAAACAAGATGCTGTTCCATCCATTGTATGAGTGGCATTAGCAAAATGGTAGTTTATAAAATATTTATCGCCCATTATTTATCACCCTTTTTATTTTTGACTAACTTGATCTCTCTTTTTCTTCTCTTCTGGAAGTATAACTTTATTAAATGACCCAAAAGATTTTTCTACTGCTCTAATATGCCTGATCAATTGTTCCAATCCTATCGGTTCTAAACTAGCAGCATGATCAGAACCCTTCATAGTATGATCAAGAGTAAAATGTTTTTCTATAAATTTAGCTCCCATCCCCACTGCTGCAATACTGATTGGTAATCCAGCATCGTGAGAACTGTATCCTGTCGATAACTTATATTTTTTATGTAATGTCCTCATTACATTTAAATTTACACAATCTAAAGGAGTTGGATAAATTGATGTAGTGTGCATTAAACATAAGTGAGAATTCACCTTTAAAAATGTATTAACTGCTACATCCAACTCTTTCTCAGTACACATACCTGTAGACATTATAGTAGGTCTACCCATTGTACCAACTTCTTTAACAAAATCGTAATCTACTACCTTTGGGGATGGTATTTTATGATAAATAGGTTCATAACCATCTATAAAATATAAACTTTCTATATCAAAAGTACTAGACAACCAATTTATATCTAGATTTCTACAAAACTTATCTATCTCATCGTATTGAGTTTTATTAAACTCCAATCTACGTTTATGCTCTCTATAAGAAATCTTCCCAAATAAAGGACTATCATATTCTTTATCTGGATAAGTATCAGGATTCCTTTTTTGAAATTTAACAAAATCAGCACCACATTTTCTAGCAATCCTTATCATCTTTTTTGCTATTTTAATGTCACCCTGATGGTTAATCCCTGCTTCCGCTATAACCGTTACACTACCCATCTTTTATACTCCTATACATTTTCCTAGCTTCTAGCAAATCTTCTCTATAATCAATATCTATGTAATCATTATCACACACATAAGGTATAACTTTCTTAAAATCATTAAGAGTTACAGCGTTCGATAAACTATCTCTACCAAAAACATAACAAGAACCATTTTCTAAAAAAACCTTCTCCTCGAAATCAGAACCTTGAAGCCAAGGACTCTGCCAAGGAACTACATTAGACTTATCGCCATACCAGAAAAGCTTTCTATCTTTTGCTGTAACTCTATTAACCGCCATTACCAAATCAACATCATTATTTTGAATTAAATCCACACAACCATCAATTATCTTATAATCCCAAGGAAAATAAGTAACTTGCATCAAAGCGTAATAGTCTGCATAAACAATCTTAGAAAAATGTTGTAGCACTTCGATTGAGTTAGTTAAATCTTGTGCAAGATCATCTGGTCTAACAACAGTTTTGGCTTCATACCTCTCAGCTTCTTTTAAGAGTTCTGGAGCATTACTAGAAACATATACGTGATTATTAAGTTTGCTCTTTTTTACCTGAGCTAAAAGTAACTCTACCAGAGACTGGTTTCCTATCTTCTTCAGGTTTTTGTTCTTTAGCCTTTTGCTTCTTTTTATCGGAATTAGTCCCACTATCGACTTTTTCATTTTCTTCCTCTATAGATAATAGTTTTTTAAAATCATAAGTTTTTTGTAGATATCTATCAATAACTATCTTCAACGGAATTATATTCCAACCTCTAGAAACAATACCACCTTCAGTTGCATTTATAAAAATTCCATTTGCCTGATTTCCTACAACCATATCTTCTAACCAATAAGCATAAGTTTGTAAAGAAGAATTTGTTATAATTGGATTACAATTTATATCTTCTTCTATTTTTTCCTGAAAAGGAAACTTTTCGGCTTTTTCCAATGTTCCAGAAGCATGATGCTGTGCTGGATTATAATAACCAGAATCTTTACCGATTAAAATTATTGGATCAGCTTTTAGTCCTCCAGTAGCAAACGCAAACGCTATGGAAGTAACACATCCACCAGACCCTAAGAATCCTTTTGGGCCTGTAAATTGATCTGGGACTATCTGGCAAAACATGCTCTTCTCAGATGGAAAAACATTATACCAAAAAACATCCAGACCTAACTCCTCTATCCGATCTATTGTTTTTGGATGGACATAAGAATCTACGAGAGTAATTACACCCTTCAATTTATCTTTTTCTATATTATCAAAGAACCCAGAGACTCTTTCTTTACTGTCTGCTATAACAATAACATCGGGAATAACTCCAATATTTAGTATAGGAACAACCGCAGAATCAACTGCAATTATTAGTGCTTTATTTTTTACTTGTGTTAGTAAGCCTACATTTTTGTCAAGAGAAGGGCCAGCAGCCACAATAACTACTGGCAAACTCTTAGCTTTATCAAATAGTTTTACTACACCTTTTCCTGCTTTGATTCTATCTTCATTTGCTACGATATTTCTTGCCCATTCGCCCAAGCGAGATTTTAACGTATTTTCAGATATTTGACTAATTAATTCTGTTCTGTCTTGTCGTGACATATCCGTTTACCCTTTATTTAAAATATTAACAATTTAGCAACAACTGTAGTAGTATCACAATCTACCCATAAATGAGTACTTGTAGCCATAGTAGCTCTTGATTTATAAAAATTAGCTGCTTTATCTTGAGCAACAGCCAAAAATCCTATAGGAGTTCTGCCCAAGCCATGAGTAACTATAGTAGTAATATTTAAAGTAGCTGTAGTAACAGAAGCCATTATAGCGTCTAATTTACCAGTAACTACCCCATGAGTTCCACTACCCATACCAACAGCACCACCAGCTAATTTTGAATTTGTTACAGCAGAATTTTGTATAGCTGCTGTAGTTACCTGAGAACCAGCTAAAGTTATAGAAGAATTGACTACTAAGGAATTAACGTCAATTTTAGATTTAAATCTTGTTTGTGCCATGCGTTTCACCTCCATTTCGTGTATGGTATTGCTGATACTGCATGGAAAAAATATCAACATTGCTAATAAGGAAGAGACTCCCTACAACATTACCAAAAAAATAAATAAAAGAGGAGAAGAATATGATTCCTCAAAATTCTTCTCCTCTATCCAGGATAGGATATTAAGAATAAATCCTTATGCTACTTCTGATTTTAAGACATACTTATAATCAAAAGTATTACAGCCTCCATAATAGCTAACTTTATAACGACTAACAATATCGTTTTCGAAAGCTTTTTCCGAAGTAGAAGTCTGTTCGGAAGTCTCAATAGGCCAAATCCATCCCCAATAAGTCTGACGAGCAAAGTTACCAAAAAACCAATCGTTGGTATCAGTATCAGATAAGAGTGGATGAGATAAGATTCTAAAAGAACCTCTATGAATGTTAGTGGAACGATCAGCAGTATCGGGATCGCCCTCAGATTCTAACAATTTTCGAGCAGTTTTTTCTAATTCAGGTGGAATCAATAATGTGATAGGAGTACCCAAATTCACATACTGACCTTGCTGATTTTTCATTTTTTTCAATTTATACATAGCTTCAGATATTCCATCAGTAGAAAGAGCAGTCGTGATAAGATTATCGTTAGCATAAGAAGAACTATCAAACGTATGAGTGTTTGCAAACATAGTTCGAGCAGTTCCATCCCAGAAAAGGGAGTTATTAGCAGATTCACCAGTAGCAGTACAAGCTACAGAAGTAGCTTTTTCTAAAATATACTGAGCACGATGATAACCAGCCATCTCACCAATCTGTCTTGCACGTTGCAAAATTTGCCCTGTTTGATCGAATAAAATCATTTCTCTTGTTAAACTGATAATACGTCCAAATTTGCTTGATTTAAGCATGACATATTTTTCAGTTAAGACTGATTCTTCGTAAGGCATACCTTCTCCAACTTTCTCCAAACCTTCAGGAGCGTTGAATCCAGCAATTTTTTCTTCTGGACGAGATACTGGCAATTCTGTAACCAGAGTACTAATATCTCCCATTGCGAGTTCATAAGCTTCAATAACTTTCGGGTGCAGTAACGCTTTTGTTACTGTAGGAAAGCCAGTTGAAGTAATAGCTTCAGCAATTCTCGCAGAACTTGCTGTAGCCATGTCTAGTTTACCTTCGGGATTACAAAAAACATCAAACATTTCTCTAATGGAGATTTCTTCAGGTTTTACCTTTCCCTCTTTAAGCAAAGACTGTAACTGTTTTGCAGTATTAGCCAAACTTTTGGGAACGTCACCGTTAGTAGTGTTTGAGTTAGCTTCGTATAATCGTTTAATTGACGTAGGCATCTAATTTCACCTCCAATATTAAGTTTTATCAAATAATTTACCTAATGCAACAGTGTCAAACAATACTCGAATTCGAGTTGTTGCTGTTCCACGTTCCAAAGCCCATGCTAACACTTGAGTACTATTAGCTTCAAGAGAATACTGTCCTGCATAGCCCAATGTATCACCAACATTATATGTTGACGAAGCAACACTGCAATCAATAACACCACGTAACAATACAGTGATACTTGCAGTATCCCCACTAGCTGATGCTTCATAAGCCAACCCTAAAAAATTTGCATCCAGAGTTTCCTTATCCAGTACGTAAGCATATCCACCACTAGCGTATAAAAAATCACCAACAGCGATAACTGTAGTAGATTCTGCACGGGTTCTGCATCTATCAGTTCGCATATCCGCTTCATGAAGAATCGTTGGTTTAGCCATTTAATTTCACCTCCAAATTTAATCGTTTGTTAAAATTTTTAATGCTTCATCTTCAGAGATTTCCTTGGATTCTTTTACACCTTCATCCTTTTTCTCAGTGTCTTCAACTTCTTCTTTTACTTCCCCGACACCTTCAACTTTTCCAGAAACAGAAAGAACAAGTTCTTCACGTTCTGTAATTCGTTTTTTAATCTCTTCATCAGATTCAAATTTCATAAGGTCAGATTTAAAAGTTTCAGTAATATGCCGTTCCTCTAATTTAGATTCTTTCAACATAACGTCTATCTCGGATTCTTTTTTAACCTCTGCCTCTTTTACTTTGTAGTCATCTACAACAGATTCCAATGATGTTTTTTCTTTCTCGACTTCTTGCAAACTAGTTTTGACCGTTTCCAATTCCGTTTTAATAGATTTCAATTCACCATCTTTTTCTGATTCCTGAACAACTTCGTCTTTAATTAATTTCACTAGTTCAGGGTGTTTTTCTTTCAATTCATTAACGTCCATCTTATTTTCACCTCGCTTATAGTTAGTTTCTATAATACCTAATTCACCGTCTTCTGCAACATTTTCTCGAACAATATCAAGAATTTTATCTGATCCATGTTCTTGGATAGCCTCATATATAGCTACTTTTGTAAAATCAAGTTCTAGCATTGCTTTCTTAAAATCATCAAAACCTGTGGATAACACAGCATTTAATTCTTCGGAAGAAATTTCTTCTCCATCATCAGGCCACTTATATTCACCCATAATATGCCACAAATAACTCTCAAAACCCTGAAACAATCTATAAAATTGTTTATAATTAGAATTAACATAATCATCCATAGATTTAATTACTTCAAAAACCTGTAAAGGATCAAAACCATCAGGAACTCCAGCAACTAATCTCATAACTTGCCCTCCAGCACTTGGATTCTGTACAAAATCAGCAGAATTAAATTTTATAATCTCTTCTACTACTCTACAATCCTGCCCCTCCATTTCCCCTTCTCTAACCTTAGCTCTAGCATCAATACTTATCCCAACTTCTTCAGGGTATTTCTTGATTCTCTCTAGTAACCAATCATCACTCTCAAAAACATGAATTTTTGCATATGCTCCTCCATCTTCATAGTACGCCTCTGTTATCTGAGCACTCCAATCCCTCATGTCCCTACCAATATATGATCCCTGATTCTGAGTAAGAAGATGATTAATATACATTTTCTTCTTTTCCAGTAAATGAGGAACAAATGATTCTACTACATTAGCAGAGTAATAATTACCATTTTTACTAAGACCCTCTTGAATAACTCGTATTAGTACATTCCTGCCAGATTCATCAACTACTGCCTCAGTAAGATTAGGAACATCTACTACTACATTGTAATTCTTAAGTTCTACTTCTTTCTTTTTACTCATAACTATTTCACCTGTCTCTTCTATGAGTTTTAATTTATAGTATACTTACCTAAAGCTTCCCTCTTGTCCTCTGGAATCCAGAGATGACTAAAAGAAAGTGATTTGTATTCTACTTCAAAACTGTTGGTTAATGTTCTTTTTTGGAACTTTTCCCATACTTTATATTTAATGACAGAAATCGGATCACCTTCAGTATAATAGGAACTAAATCTATTGTATTTTTCCTTTTCCAACGGCTCTAGCCGTTCTGTCCATTTTATTCTATCTTGAGAAATAATAATATCCTTAGTATCTCTCCTAGCAAATACAACTGCTAAATCATCCCCGAAACCTGCAAGTTCATGACATCTATGAGCAAGTCCAGGACACTGAATTACAAAATAACTTTTACTCTCTATTAACTTAACTAAAAGACTGTAATCAGATATATTTACTGATTGTTCTTGAAAATATTCATAACCCAACTCGTCAGCTATTATTTTTGCACTTATTTTTGTTCCTGCTCTTTGTGGGCCTGTTAATATTATCTTAGTAAACTTCTTTAATTCTTCAAACAATTAACACTAATTCCTATTAAATTTTTTCTGTTTTTGTGATTTTGGTTCTGAGGGTTTTTCTTTTGGTTTTGTAACTTTCTTTAAAAATGCTTCAATCTTTTCGATTTTATCTTCTAACTCTTTTAACCTTTTTCCGAATGTTGACATATTGTACCTCCAAATAAAAAAGCCAGCAATAGAATTAAATCTACTGCTGGCTTAGTTTTATATCTTTACCAGAGTTTATTTTATATAAAAAATAGTAACTATCTGTTCACTAATATAATGTGATACTAATATAGTGTTTTTTTTTGTTAATGTCAAGTACTTTTTTCACAAATCACCCTATTTTGTGAAAATTTTATCAAAAATCTCCTTATAAACAGTCTCTAATTTAAAAGTTTGTGAGTCTATCTTCATATTTTCCATACAGTTATCTGATATTCTTACTGCAAGTGTCCCATAAAAATTTCCTTCATTAAATTTATCTAAAAGGAGCATTATGTTAGCCCATATAGGTGTAGATGATGGAGTTATAGCCTCTCTATCCATAGCTATGACTAATTTTTTATTAACTTCATCTAGTATCCTGTCCATATCTTCATCAGTATAAAAATCTTCTCCGTTTATCATACAAGTCCTTCCTTCGTTAATAAATTAATAATAGTATTTGGATCATGTATAGCCTTACCTATTGTAACGTATTTCGCCCTCTTTTTTAATTCTTTATAATTCTTAAGATTTACTCCACCTTCTATATTAAGATGCTTCAAGGCGAACTCTTTATCCACTTTATCTAAAACTTTCCAATGTAATCCCTCAGCAAATGTAGTACTTACTATAGGAAAATTAAATTCAGTTTGAGTGTAATCATATTGTTCATATTTTAAATCTGCCCAACATCTTTTAAAATAATCAGTATACACAATAAATTTATTATCATTAAAAACTAAAACTGAATGATAATCCTTCCAATTTAAAAGGTTGTCTTTATGTATTTCTTTACTGAGCCTCATATCCACTGCTACGAAATCTGCACCAGCCAAAAAACATCTCTTAGCATGATTATCTGTAGGAGTGATATAATTAGGATATGCAAAGTCCTTTATTAGACCAACTACACATTTCCCTGAATAATCCTTTGCAAATTTTATATTATCTTCCCCTTCCACTCTGAGAGCAACAACATTAGGATTGCCACTAACTATTTTAATAAATTCCTTCTCTCTAGATTTCCAATCACTAAGATAACAAGAAACAATTAATCCAGAATCTGGTAATGGAGAAGATGGTAGCTTAAAATCACTCATTCTATAACCTCGTCCAATTGTTTAATAATAGTAAGTAACCCATCTCCGTCTAATCCTTGCTCCATACTAGTTGTAGCCGTTGTATCCCAATACCCTTCTACACTTACTTCTGGATTAGCTATTTCAATAGTAACAGATATAGGGCAATCCTGCTCCATAGATATATTAACATTAGTACAAGGAATAAGTCTCCCTGCACTATCAGTTACTCTAATTTGGGAGAACCCCCCCTTACCACCGTAATGTATCTTTAAATATCCTGTTTCTAATATATCGTTATCAAAAAGCCAAGGTTTTTTACTCTTTTTTGGCATCAATAGCTCCTTGGTTCATATCAAGATTAAATCTAGTTAAATTAATCATATACTTAAGTTCATTCAACATAAAACTAATCTCAGATAATTTACCCTCATCCATCCTATATGTCATACCTTCAATATCAACATGATCACCAAAACCTACACTACCATCTTCAAACATAAAAGCAGTAAATGCAAATTTAGGTTTGGGGTCTTCTACTTCTTGTACTTCTTGATTAAACAAAACATCACTATCTACAACTTTTTTATCTGACATCAAAACCTCCATTACTTTAAGATTAATTTAAATATACTTTCAGTAGGTTCTCCTTCATAATCAAAAACAGTTATTACAAAATTCTGACCTTGGAACATATTATTCTTCTCCTTTTTTAAAATAATTCTCACACTCGTATACGGGAGTTACTAGAGGTCCACCTTTCATACGACATATTGTATATAACATATTTGCCCACAAACAATTTTCCTCATCTCCTGGAAAAAATCTTCCACAAGTCCAACATAAACAGTGATCCCTATGTTTCCCTTTAACTTTTTTAATTACATAAACTGATGTATCATGATGTAAATATCTCTCTACTTTATTTTTCATATTAATACCTCTCTTCTGCATCTACTATTCTTATAAAAGAACTAAAAATTTCCTTAGCACAATCTTCACATAAATCACAAAATGCATTCTTTAAATCTCCAGGATAACTGGAGTAATATCCCCCACTATGAGCAATCTCCCACCACTCTTCCCCATTTACTTCTATTCTTTTTTTGCACTTATCACAAGATACTGATACTAATTTAGAATCAATTTTTTGTATATTCTTATAATATTTCATACTATTATCTCCTACAGATCAGGGGTTTTACTTCCATTACCTTGTTGCCATTTCTTAGTTAATTTAATATGATCAGCCACTGAAACAATCATTGCAGTATCAACACCACAAAATATAGCAGCACTTAACCAAGCTTCCATAGCAGGAATCATGCACTTATCTTTAGCTCGAATAAGAAATACAGGTTCAGTTTCTCCAATTTTTTTCTCTGGGTCTTGGATACGATTATAATCTTTTCTTGCATGTTTCATTCTTGAATCTCCTTAAGTTTAGTTTTACCATGTCCTTTAATGCAATCTTCAGATACACACTTACCATCGTAATCTACCTGTATCCCTCCACAACCTTCACATAATACTACAGGATATTTACCAGCTTTATTTTGTTTTTTAGTACAAAATCCCTTTAAATCTTTGTAGTCTTTTCCAAATAATTCTATACTACATTGTTTACAAAAATCTGCCATAATCTCATCCCTCTCTAGGTATTACGAAAGCCACGAAAATTTGCTCCTTCAAAATATAAATTGGATATTTGATCACATTGTTTATCTAACATTTTAACGTGATAATTCCTCAAAAGTTCACAATTTACCCCGAACAATTCAGCGTGAACTTCTTCATCTGTATAATCAGTAAAATTAACACTAATAAGATCACTATTTTTATGTTTATTCTCATAAAAATCCTCAATACCATCCAATAAACCATCTTTTATTGCTTTATTATATAGTTCAGTACCAGGATAACTACAAACAGGTCTAATATTCCTCATTTGCCCTTGATCATCATGCTTAAGGAGGAATTCCTTTCCTTTATGCAAAACATCAAAAGATTCTCCAGGTTGTCCATAAATTATATTCAACCCAGGAGATATTCCAACCTCTAAAGTTTTAGCAACTCCAAAATCTACCTGTTTTACAGTAAGTTTTTTATTCATTACTTTAAGAATTTCATCATCATAAGATTCTATCCCATAATTAATAAACACACAACCAGATTTTTTCATGGATGTGAGAAGCTCTGTATCTACCCTATCTAACCTACCATTACACCAATATTTTATATTAAGATCAGCCTCAAGAAAAGCATTAGATAATTCTAACCCACGTTTCTTTGATGCTATAAGTAACTCATCAGAAAAGAAAATATAATTAATACCATATTTCTTTTTTAAATATTTTATCTCTTCTACTACAGATTCTGATGATCTTAATCGAATTCCCTTATCTAGCCTAAAACAAAAATTACATTGAGCTACACAACCATATGAGGAAAGAACAGAAAAACATCTTTCATGATCCTCTATATGTGGTTGTCTCATAAGTGCATAGTAATCCATAGGATAAAGATGCCAAGCAGGAAATGGGATAGTATCAACATCTTTTATAAGTTTTACTGGAGGAGTCTGATAATAATTATTATCTACTCCAATCCAAGCAACACCATTAGTTATTTCTCCATTTAAATAATCTTTTATAGTATTAATTCCTTCTCCTATAAATATAGCATCAATATTAAATTTTCTAAGAAAATATTCTGGTTCTGGAGCAAACATATGACCACCAGCTAACACAGTAGGTCTATCTTTTAAAGAATTAATAGCTTCCATAATACTTTTCATCTTATTATACTGTATATAACCACCACAAAAAGATATTCCAATATAATCAAAATGATTATTCTCTAAATACTTAACTAAATGAGATTCTGGATAATGAAATTGATCTTGAGGATAATTTTCAACATAATGACCTTCTTGTCCCACTACAGAAGCTATATGCATTAATCCAAAATTAGGCCAAGTTATAAAAGAACCATTGTCATAAGAAATAAATAGAAACCTCATTTATAATATTCCCTTACTTTTTTTCTCATTAATTTGTTTTCCTTTTTCTCTTCCCATCCCTTTCTTCTATCATTTTTTAGCTTCTTATGATATAAATTATATAAATATAATAAATTTTTATTCGCTTTGCCACACTTTATGCAATTTCCTAGATAAATATCAGTTTGTTCTCCACAATTATCACATATAATCATATCAGTCTGTTTTGTCATAAACAATTTTCCTTGTTTCTTTTTTATTTGGAGTAAATTCCACTACTTGAGGAGAATATTTTGTATAGCTTTTCCACTCACAAGACTACATTTACATTTTTTACATTTTATATCCACTTAAATTGCACCATCACTCAAATCTTCCTCTACTACTTTATCGGAGCAATCCTCACATAATACTTGTATCCAAGAGAGATTCCCCCTAAGTTTTCCTACTTTTCCACAACTCTCGCAAATAGTAAAAGAATCATTTTCAGCTTTATCTATCAATTTATAAATCTCATCACTACCTTCACTTATGTAAAAGCGGAGCGATCCATATTTTTCTTTTATCTGAAGAATTTTCTTGTCCCATCCAACATCTATAAGATTTTTAATAAGATCACAAACTAACTCTAACCAATGATCACTTATAGCGAAGAAATAAGAATCAGTTATTGGAGGTTTGTCTGTATACCACCCATTAACTAAACCTCCAATAGACTCTAAATATTTTGTAGCTTCATCTCTCGTCATTTTTTATTCTCCTATCTTTAGTAATTTAAGCTCTAAATCTATGTGTTCCTACCTTATTTCTTGTATATAAAAGCTCCAATAACTCTATATCTTTTAGCACAAAATTTATCTCATAGTATTTTAGTATTTTATTAATAGTGTCTGTAGTATTATTTATTACAGAATTATAAGTTATCTTTAGACATTCACCATCATAATCACTCCAGTTATTATAAAATAACTTTAAATCATCTACTATACCTAATCTTTCGCTTTCCTCTAACCACTCACTTTCTGTCATATCTTTTCTAAAATTATCATAAACATTAAAAAAATTTATCCTTGGGATTCCTCTTATAAAAGCTCTTCTGTACGCAAAAATAACATCATGATAATCTCTTAATAATATCACTTTTTTTACATCATTTAATAGAATTAAATTATTTCTTGTTGGAAGAATATGATTTTTATACAATCTGTTTTTTCTACTAATTTCTATTATATCATTTTTATTTATCTCTACACAATCAGGATGCCATTTATGTATAAATTTATAATCATTAGAAGTAATTCTATCCCAATAAAAACCTTTTTGGTAATTATTTTTACTATCATCTACTATATGTAAATACCTCTTGCTTCTAAAGTCCAATACACCACTTTCTAATATACCATAATAAGATAAAAATCTACTTAGAGTGTAAAATAAAGAACTACTTGCTGATTTTGGAATTGGTATTATAATCATACTTCTACTCTCCTACCTAGTATATAAAATTTTTGGTAACTCCGCTTCTTCTACAGTTAAATTTAAATTAAAAAATTTAGATACATCATTTAAACAATCAATTATATTATTTACAATATCACTAAAATGAAATAATAATACATTATCACCCTTGAAATCTTTCCACCCATCATAAAATAACAATAAATCATCCAATATTCCAAGCTCCTTCGATTTTTCTATCCAATCTTTATCATTATCTATCCCTATAAAATCTTTCATATAATGTTTATTTATTTTATCTAATAAAAAAGCTCTTCTATACGCTAATAATATATCCTCTGGATTTCTTAATAAAATTATATTTTTAACATTCTGTAATAATAATTTATTATTAACAGTAGGAGGAATATGTTGTTTATATAAATTACTTTGTTTACTAACTTCGACAATATCTTCTTTTTTTAGTTCTCTTACATCATTGTGTAAATAATGAATATAACTATAATCTTCTGGGATATTTCTTTTCCAGAAATAATCATCCTTATTTAAAATAGTATCATCAACTATGTGCAGAAATTGATCTTGAAGTCTTAGTCTACCACAAGCTCTATTTCTCCCAGTTTTAATCAATAATACTTTTACAATAGAAAAAAAAGATGTACTAGCACTTTTTGGTATAGCTGTTATAAGCATACTTATTATTCTCCTATTTTCCCATCCCCATCACCATCTTTTTTACCTGCTGACGGATTTTTAGGTTCCTCAACTTTAGGAACAGTCTTTATTTCATTTTTTATTTTCAAAAGTTCCTCATACCAATTATAACCAGACCTCTCAGCCAAAGTTTGATGAGAAGCAATCCCAATCTCTTTATGAATCTGTAATACTTTAGCCTGATCTAAGAAATCTTCTTTAACAACATCAGGAAATACAACCGAAACTGGAGTATCTTCAGTGTTTATAGTAATACTCTCATGCTTTCCTTCTAGTATAGGAGAAACTTCTTCTACTATTTCAGCATTAGTAGCTCCATCCATATACATAGTATTTATTTTACTCATTGCTTCGATAATAGTTTCCTTTCTAAACTTAGGAACTTTTACCATCTTTTTAATTTTTCCAGCACTAACAGCAGCTCGAATAACAACTTGAAACATCTTCTTAAAATTAGCATTCCAGAAATCTTGATTATCTGTTATCATCTGACTAAAACCAGTTTCACCCTTACGTATAGAATTTCCAGATATACAAATTTTATTATTAAATCTAGTAACAATAATACCATTAGGAACTGATACACACCAAACTTTCCCTTTATAATGCTCCTTCGTAATATTATGTTTTTTCGTAAGTATTTCTCTTCTATAATTATTAGGAATAGACATTTGAACAAAATAACACCTTCTTCTGCTACTATCTTTATTAAATTGAGAACCAATATAAGATTTATATCCAAGCCTAATAGCAATTAAAAAAACATCTTCTGCTAATGATTCTGAAGTAGTTGTATATCTTCTACCAGTATTACCATCAATATTACCCCTAACATAATGACCATCACTTTCTAATAAAGACTTATAAAATAATGATAATTGATCTTTAGGTAAAATTTTAATAAACTCAGGTAATTTTTTATTATAACAATATAAACCAATATTTTCTTTAAGCCAATTAGCTAAATCTATATTTTTTAATGTCCAAATTATATCGCCATCAATTTTTGTGTATTTTAAAAACCCCATACTTTCTAATATAGGTGAAAAATAATCAATTTTTCTACTTTTCTTTACATGAAAACTTATGTAATGCATATCATATACACTATCTTTATACCTCTTAGTATAAAAACAAACACAACCATCTCCAATGTATATACCAAGAAAATCTAAAAACAAATTACCATCATAAAACTTATCGCCTATTTTTATTCCATTAAATTTTTTATAATCATCACAATCATCTGTCCATTCTACCGAATTCATGATATAAGGTCTACTAGAATAAAAACTTTCTGCTAATTGATCCATCCTAGTTTTTTTCCACTTAGTTTCTATAGTGTTATCTTTTTTAGTAGTTTTTTTAGTAGAATCTGATATTAACATATCATGATTAGGAGTAAATAATCCTTCTGCTGATCTTGATTTTAATCTATACATATCGCCATCATAATCATAAACAAACTTCTCATCTATTCCTTGCCACTCAAACAAATTTGTATCAGGATTAATTGTACCAGCTTTATCTGATTTATTTATATTATAGTAGTTCTTCCAACCACTATCGGTTAATAATTCTGTATCACTAGAATGGCATGAATAATTTTGCTCATCCAAACGTTGATCTAATAAATAAACAGGAATCCCTACTCCAGCACCTATTGAATAAAGAATACTTAATCCATCTTCTTTAACATCATCAGCTTGAATTTTTGCACTCTCTATGCGATACCTAACTCTATCTGTTTCAATTATTTGTTGCCCACCTTTAGGAACTCTGGTTCTTACTGTACCAGTTTCTTTCCCTCTACCTCTGATACTTTTGATCCAAACGACTTTAGAACGCTCATGATTAAGTCGGATACGATCTAATAACCAATCTTCGTAATACTTGATATTCTTAAGAATAGAATCCATAGGAACACGACCACGAACTTCATCAGAGTCTCCATACTTTATAAACTGGACTAACTTATCTTCCTCTAAATTACCATGAACCTTAGATGCCTTCCCGTCAATCTCATCATCTAACTGATGATAATAATCAATATCAGCATAATGTTGTTCTTTTACTCCATAATCCTCAGACCATACTCTCTTATACGCAAAAATTGTTTCTACATCATCTGGATGGGTTTCGATTGAATGAACTTCTTTGGGCCTAATTCTACGAACTTTAACCCTACCAGTTTTTTTGTTAATAAAATAGAGAATAAAATATTCTCCTTCTATATAAGATTTTCTAACAAAATCTTTTTGCCTCAAATCCATCTTATTCAAATCCCAAAAATCTATTAGTAATTTCTGGACTTCTTCATTAGCAGCAGAAAACTTAATTCCTCTACCTATAGTAAAATACTGGATATTATTGACAATAGACCTTGCATGGGGATTAGTTCTAGTTTTATTAAATGCTGCGTCTTGTTTGTCCCACAATTGTTCTAAAGATTGATAGCGATCTAAATCTTTTATGACTCCAAGACCTAGTTGCCTCCAACCTTGGTCATTACCTTCCTTTATTTCCTTAATATATCTATAAGCACGATCAAGTTCCTTTTTTCTACCTTTATATATTTCCCTAATTTCTGCATCAGACATATCTAGAATCTTTGCCATAGAATTTTCTTCTGTCTCATAAAGATAACTATAGCCCTCTTCAGAATATTTAAATTCTGGATCATTACGAGAGGTGAGGGTATTACTTTTGTAAAATTCTCTTTCCTCAGCTAATATAGAACTAACAGTCTTTTGAACTTCAGTTTTAACACTGTTTTTAATATTTCTTACCTCGTCTTCATGCTCCTTCTTAATTCTATTGATAGTCTGGGTCTTCTTCTTATTCTCTAAGTTTCTTTGTCTCTTAAAATCCTTAGATACTTCTTCTTTTATTTTTTCCAACTTTTTCTTACTCATTAACATCTGAAACCACACTCCTTAATAATAATCTTCATCATAGAATGGATCACCGCCATCACCATACTTATCCGATGTTCTTACGTCTTTATCTAGGTCATCGTAAAATGTGTCCTCTTCATCAGTTGGTTCTGATTTATGTGATCTCTCATCAACATCTATGAATTCAATTTCATTATTACATGCATTGAATACAGAACCAGCCAAAGACTGAACAACATCATCCGTTCCTCGTATGGGCTTACTCACCAATTCTATGTTATTTCTTCGAATTAATTCTAACCTCAACATTTCTTTCAAAAGGTGCTTATGGTAAGGGATTGCTATCCTCTTCTCATACATTGCATCTTTCAAAGACTGCATAGCAGCAGTATATTGTCTACCAGTTGATTCCCTTCTTGTTCCTTCTCTTTGTCCTTTATCGCTTTTGATTTCATGATCTACCAATAACTTAAAAGAAGTCCTATCTATACTTAATTGACCTACAGTAAAACCACTGTCTCTAAGTATCTGACTAATCATAGTTGATTGGAATTGATCAAAACTTATAAGATTTATAAAAAATCCCAAATCCTGCAAAGTAAAAATAATATCTTGAATATCAGAAAATAATATCTCCTCCCCTTGTTTGGAAGAAACCCTCCCAACAAAATCAACCTGAACAAATGGAACTCTAACAGTCTCCTTCACTACATCTCCGCTTATTATACTAGTCTTATCTATATTAGTAAAATAAGGAACGTGACACATTGAAATTCCTACAGCATCCTTTTTAGCAGCTAAATCTATATGAATATATCTAGCAAAATCATCATTACACTTAAACTCTGGATTAAACTTTAGAGTTTTTTGATCAAAAGGATTTTTAAGGTCTTTCTTTAGGGCCTCATTTATCTTGCCCTTATCCCTAAAATACGGAGATAACGCCATCATAGAATGTCCAGCTAAATCTCTTAAAGCTCTTTCTGGATCATTCTGGAACCTATCAATCAACTCTATAGGTATATCTAAAGTATTATTCTCTTCTCCATTTGAATTCTTGGGAATCTCTTCCCCCTCAGGAATAACTCTAAGTTCATCTATATCGAATATAAACTTATCACCTGTCCAAATAGTTTCTCCTTGCCAAATATTAGGTTTGGTTTCCCACAACCTTAACCTCTTCCAAAATATCTTAGAACCCTTACCTTGATCTATTGCTTCTTTTATCTTCTTCTCTAAAAAATCATCTGGATATCTAGGGGAAGAAATCATAACAATCATACCTGGAACTTTCCCTGCCCTCATAAACCTTGAATTCATACGAGTCCAGATAGCATTATACATTTCTTCTGCTGCATCATATGTATCTATAAAACCTGCACGTTTTGAGTCCTCAATAACTTCAAGGAAGTTAGCCTCATCTACAGAATTATGAACTACCATACCATTAGCTATATAGTTATTATTTGGAGTAACATTTATAATATCGTATGTTTCCTCTTCCCCAACATATTTTATATTTTCAATCCTCACAATTAATCGCCTAAATCCTTAATTCTTTTATTGGAAATATCTACATATTCTTCTGAAGTATCTATCCCAATAAAGTTTCTTTTAGTATTTATACAAGCTACAGCAGTAGTACCACTTCCTACTGCAAAATCCAAAACAGTTTCATCCTCATTTGTGTAGGTCTTAATTAGGTACTCCATCAATAATACTGGTTTTTGGGTTGGGTGTATTTGTATTGTTCCCCTATCAAATTTTAATAGATTTTTAGGGTACTTCATATTACTACTTGGATTATTCATATAACTTTTTGTAGACGTAGGTAAATTACTTTCATTTTTTCTTCTTCTTATTCCTTTTCCCTGCCCATGATTTTTTTTGCCTCTTATCATTTGTGGATTATAGGTTGGCATCTTAGGATAAAATATGTGAATATACTCAATATAATTTAAAGGTCTTTTTTTAGCTAATGCAGGATTACTCGGTCTAGTTTTTTCAAACACCCAATCATATTTATATTCATCTATATTACTGATTCTTAAGTAACTACTAAATGGTTCAGAACCAAACAACACAATAGCACCATTATCCTTAACAATTCGCTTTAACTGTTCCCACATCAAATCAAACGGTATAACACTATCCCATTTACAAGCTGTTGTTCCATAAGGAGGATCAGTTATTATAGCGTCAATACTATTATCATCAATATCTTTCATTACTTCTAAACAATCACCACAATAAATTTCATTTAATTTAAGCACTCATTTTCTCCTCTATTTTATTCATAAAATACTCTATATAATACAATCTCTTATCTTGATTCTTTACTTTAGAATGGCACTTTACACATAAACAAATAAGATTTTCAGGTTCATTATTTAATTTATCAAAATCAATATGATGAACATCTATCCTATCATTTAATAAATCTTTATTACATAATTGACAAGTATAATCATCCCTATTTTTAATGTAATTTTTTAATTCCTTAGTAAAACCACCACCATAGTCTTTATATAGCCAAGAAACTCCACCATTCCAATGAACATTTTTATCTCCACAAAATCTCTCAGACATCTCTTTTCTCAACTCATCAGCTTTTTCTTTTCCATACCTATCTTCCCAAGTTATTCCAATTCTTTTTTCATTAGCTTGATTTATAGATTCTACTGTATGTTTTCTGCCATAAAAACCATTCTTCCCCCCAGAAACAGCTTTAGAAATGTTTTCTTTCCATTCTTCTGTTAATCTTCTACCAGTTCTTACTATACTTTGTCGTTTACAAGTTACTTTAGATAATATTTTACCTTTATTTAAATCAGACATTTTTTTCTTATATTCATCTGAATGAAATTTTATCTTATTCGGAACTTGCCCATCAGGATTTCTCTCAAAGAATTTCTTCCTCATTATTTCCTTTTGATTATTACCAACAATAGGAATATAAAAATAATCCTCCTTGACCTTAAAATAATCAATACCATGAGTTTTTACAAAATGACTACTATTTAACTGTAGAAATTCTTTCCCACAAATTGGACATATAGTATTATCACAAACTTCACAAAAAGTAACAAGATCGTCAAACTCTTTTAATTCCATAAGTTTTTTGTAAACAAAATTACCACCATCTCTAACCAAAAAATAATGATTTTCAGTTGCTTTTATTTTTTGTCCATTCTCTAATTCGATCTCAAAAACTTTCTGCTTTCCTTTCGATATACATGTTCCTGTAGATTTCTCCACACAATCTTTACTTTCAGAAAAAGAGTATAAATCTACTTTTTTATTAACTAAAGAATCAATTCTTTTACTTCCATCTACAGTCAATATTTCAGCATCCCTAGTTAAGCATCCTCCGTATAAATCGAAACCGAGTGCTGAAATCTCTGAACTAGTACCAGGAAAAATAGATATCTTAGCTTTAGGTATCCTTAGTTCTCTTTTTACTCTTGGATCAGGAGGAAAATAATCCATAAAAAATGGTGATCCTGCTACTTTAGGGTATACCTTACCAAAAGTAATCTTTCTTGCCTGTACTGTCGTAACAGACATATTGATCAATGCAATATCTGAATCTGGATTTAATCCATAAAATTTCTGTGGATTATATTTTGATAATAATTCTATTATCATCAAAAATTGAAGAACTGATGCAACTTCTGATTTTCCCGCACCAATAGAGGCTACAAGACATACTAAATTTATATCTCTCGTTTTCCTCTCTTCCCATAATTCATAAATAACATCCTTCCACTTAGGGAAAAGGATATCTTTCATATTCAAATAATACTTACTATCAATCAACTCTTCTATAGGAGTATCCGCTAATTCTCTCGCTCTTTCTGGAGTCCAAGGAAATTTAGACTGTACAGAAGATTTATCTAAATATCCAGAAATCCAATTTTTTGAGTATTGCTGTAATAGCTCCCTTGCATCATTAGCTATCTAAACCACCGCCACCTTTTTATTCATTATCTAATTTATTTATTGCTGCCCTATAAGTAAGAACTTCTCTCTCCATGTCCTTAACCTGAGATTCTAGTTCTTCATTATTACTCCTAAAACTATCTACATTATCCTGAAGCTTGTCTCTATCTTCTTCTAATACCTCATAATCCGATACTGTAAACTCTAAATCTTTTATCTCTTCTTCTAGTTCTTCTAACCTAACTTCGTTTTTAACATCAAGAAGTTTTATTAGTTCTGCTATACTCTTATGAACTCTGATAAGGTAATCAGTATCTTCTTCCCCAATATCCAAAAACCCGTTATCCTTTAACCATTGTAATACAGTGTCTTGCTCAAAACTAATTGAATTTACTGGAAACATTTCACCTCCTAATTATATTCTATTTTACTAATTATACCATCAATTATTCCATATTCTAATGCTTCTTCTGCACTTAAAAATACATCTCTGTCGATATCTTCTCTTATTCTTTCTTCAGTTTTTTTAGTCTTCTCACTTATATATTTTACCCAGACACTCTGAACTTTTTCGTGCTCTATCATACCATTTTTCAAACTAGTATAATCACCATCATAACCACCAAACACTCCATGAAGAACTACTCTAGTTCTAGGGAAAATAAATCTTCCCCCAGTTCCAGACATCAATAACGCAGCAGCACCAGACGCTACTTTACCTAATCCTATGGTAACAACCTTTTTACTTATACTCTCTATAGTAGCTATTATGGCAAAAGTATCCCCTAAATTTCCTCCATAAGAATTTATATAAAATTTTACTATTTTATCATCTTCTAAATTTTGATCCATCCACAACAACTTCGTAATAATTTCCTTAGAAGAATATTTATCAATTTCATCGAATAAAAATAAACTATTCTGACTTGTTAATAATTCTTCCTCACAAAAACAACCTTCCATTACATCATTTTCCATTCACTACTCCTTATCTTCTTCAGTAAAATCACCATCTTCTATTTTATTACTCACAGCACCAATAATAGCATCCTGTCCTTCTTTATCTACATTATCCACCAGATACTTACCTTTTGATCCACTAGCTCTCCCTAGAGGAAGTATAACATCACTTTGTATATTCTCAATAACCTGCCTAACTAAAGCAGCATCTGGAACAGTTCTGGCTATTACGGTGAATATACCATTAACAAAAGCCATCAATTGCTTAATATCAATATTAGAATCTCTTTTTATCTTATGCTGAGACTCTTTCATGTTTTTTATTTCTCTGAGGACATTTAAAATATTATGAATATCGGATTTATCAAATTCTTTATTTTCATCTGAATCTCCAACATACATCATCAACATAGCATACAAAAACTTAGCATCCTCCTGCATATCCTCCATATCAAGATCAATTTCTCCAGCAACTTCCATAGCTTTCTCAATATCTACAAAAATCTTGATACCTTTATCTTCCAACTTCTTCATCATTTTTTGGTAACTCATATACAACCTACCTGCTCCCTTGTCTTCATGCAAACTACATCTTCCCCACCCAACATGTTGAGTTTTATGTCCAGAAGATTGCTTACATATTTTATCCTTGTGTTTCCTACCACAAATCTTCTTTATCCTATTTCCATCACCATCAAGGAGATAAATCTCGAATTCATCTACAATTTCTATATCATTCATTAACTTCATTGAGAGTAAATTCTGCTAACTCCTTGAACTCATCAATCAAATGTTTTAATCCACGTTTTGAATTATAGCCATCATAATTTATAGCAAGATCATGGATCATATTAAATAACCTTCTTTTGCAAGAAAAATTAATAATTTATCTTTTCTTCTCATAATAAAAAACTCCATCAAATGGTTTTATCTGTATTACTCCGTAATCTATACCAACTTTATTAATATAAATAAGTTTTATTCTTTTATGGATTGTCTTTAGATTCTTCCTAAATTGCTCCAGTGTATTCGATCTTTTATAATGATTACATCTTCTACAACTAGGCATTAAGTTATTAAAATCATTTATATTTGTAGTAATAAGGTGTGCTCTAGCTTTAGGGATAAGATGATCTACCTGCATATCTTTATACATAATAACTCTACCGCAATAAGCACAGTGGTTATTGTATTTATTATAAACTCTAATTCTTATCTCTTTTTTCATATTGCATCCAACAATTTTTTACAATCATCACAAACTAGTTGATCTTTATTTTTTATGTTATTATCGCAACAAAAATCGCAGACATCTTTTTCAAATAATCTCAAAGCTTCTTTTTGACGTTTTTCTAACTCATCAAGTTTATTAGCTATACGACCAAGAGAAAGTCTAAGTTCTTTTTTCACTACTATAAATCTCCTTGTAACATTCTAGAAAAATCTAATTTAGTAAAATGATATTTTATAAATAAATCACTAACATCAGTTCCTCTAGGGAATCTTGAAGGTATATCTATTATTTTTATAAATTTAGTTACACTACTGAGAGCTTTTTTTATTTTCTCAGCACCCCTAATTCCTGCCTCGTCCAGATCAAATAAAATATAGACACTCTTACCTTCAAAGTGAGGCTTCCAATCACTCCTAAATGACCCTGCTCCTCCAGTTGCTGTTATTGAAGGGATACCGTTTTGCTCCAGAATAATTCTATCCCACTCTCCTTCGCAAAAAATTGCCCACTTACGATCCTTTAGTTCATCCCTGCCAAATAAATGCATCCCGACACCCTTCCTAAAAGGGATCATCTTAGCATCAGCATCAGGATTATATAATCTAAAATTAATTAATTTGTTATCATAGTATATTGGAATAGTGAAACGTTTTGTATTATTTTTCCCTATACAAAACTTTGTTATAGTTTCTGAAGTTAATCCTTTTTTATTTTTAAGGTACAATCTATCGTCCTTAGATAAATTCTTAAAAAACACACTAGGTAATAGGGGAGACAATTCCCTAAGATTATAAAATTGTTTCTTTTTGTCTCTAGTAAAGGGAAATATCTCGCCTTTTCTTTCTAATCTACCTCTATGCCTCTTTATCCACAAAATAGCATCCCTAAACGGAATCTCCTTCGCATCCATAACTAGATTAAAAATATTACCAGACTTTCCACAACCGAAACAATGAAAAGTATTAGTACCAGAATACAATACCATTGATGGATCAGAATCGTTGTGATAAAAACAAGGTATTTTATTATTCTCTGGCTCAAAACCTAGAGTATAAGCAACCTCAACAATGTCAAAAAACTCTTTAATAAAATCTGTATCTTCTCTCAAAATCTTTCTGTGATCTATCCCAGAAATTATCATAAAATTCTATCCAATTCACTAATAAGATTCTTAAGGTCTTTTGCTAATTGTTGTTCTGCTTTTTCTTTTATTCTCCAAAAATCATTCGCTGTAGAGAAACTAAATCCAGACGTATCAGAATAATAACCATAATCCACTCCCCAATCATACTCTGTAGCAGTAGCGGTATCACCAGCATAAGAATATCTGCTGCTATCCGAATTATAAGGAGAATAATATCGACTAATAGCTTTATACTCAGGATAAATTTTAGGGAAACTTATAGTTTTTCTTTTATTGTTGTTGTATGTACCACTACCCATCAAAAGCCTCCTAGAATTTTTCGCCATCTTCTATTAATAAACAATACAAAATATCTAAATAATTTTTAGCATCAATAATTCTCCCCCTCAAACCTTCAGAATCATCTTTTGGTAATTCAGGTGAATGTTTTATTGCATTACTTATTGAATCAACATGTTTACCGAAATAAACAGCCCAGACTTGATATTTAGTTAGCCCTAAATTTTCTGCATTTCTTTTAAAGTTGCTTAAAGCATCCCCAGATTTTCCAGCATAAGAATCGCCCTTTTCTTTTTGTGTCTCCATACTTGATGAGTGTAATTCTTCTGCAAGCTGATTCCTAGTTTTAGCGTCCAATTATTCTACCCTTTCTTGTACTTGAATAACACTTTGTTCGTCACTAATTTTCCGTGTAACAACAACATATTTATCTAATAACTTTTTCCTAATCAAGTATGCTCTAATCGCTATAACTATCTTCTTAGCAGTTTTAGTATTCCCTTTAACGTCTACTACTACTGGAAGTTCACCTTTTTCTATTTTCTCATATATTGGTTGATATTCTACTTTAACATGTCTACCTACTTGTCCTGGTTTTATGTATTCATTATCATTTATTAATTTTCTCACATCAATGTTTAAGTCATAATTATTATTTTTACTCATTATTATTTGCCCTCTTCATTTTTATCTTTAGTCTCCCTATAATACCTTACTGATATCCAAACATCATTCTCTGTAATTTTTAAAAGTTCTGCTAATTCTTTTGCTGTTGATCCTGTGTCACAAAAAATTTCTCCTATAGCATATTTATCTTCATCATTTAACTTCATTATAATCAATCCTTTATTTTAACTAATTTTTCTAAGACGCTATAAGATAATAATAATTTACCTTAAAGTCAATAGTGTCTTTCACAAAAGATGAAAAAACTTAAAATAACTATTGACTTTAATATAAAAAAAGGTTATTTTATCATCGTAATTGAGAAAAATGATAAGAAAAAGAACTAAAAAGGAGCAATTAACTATGGAAAAATATGTAATATGGTTTGTTATTAACTGGAGATTAGTCTTAATTATCTCTATAATCGGATTACTAATTTACACCACAATCAAATAAGGAGACTTAATTATGGGATTATGTAAACTTCATGAGCCAGCAAGATCAACAAAAAAATTAATACTATCACCTCTCATGAAAAAAAGAATAAGAGAAACTATCGACAGAATAACCTATGAGCTTGATGGTTATCCAGAAAAAAAATTAAAAGTTATGAGAGAAACTCAGAAAACCTGTGGTAATTGTGAGCATGGAATGTTCTACAAAAAAGATTGTCCTTTAGTAGATACCAGATTAGTAAGAGATTGAAGTTTCTTATAAGTAAAAATACAGTATTAATATTTATATATAAGTGTGGATAAATTCTAATCCACACTTAGGAAAAGAACACAAGGAGGAAAATAAAGTTAAACATCCATGCAATAGCTCGATATGTTTAAATTTTAGCCATAATATAAAAATTATCTATGAAAATTTACAAAAAATTTTTAATGAGCCTAACCTTATATTAACAAAAGTTGAAACTCAAGAACTTTTGTTAATAATAGACTCTATTCCCATAAAAGATAATAATGAATATGTTAGGGAAAAAGGATCAAAAGTTTGCCACATAAGAATCTTCTCTAAGCATAGTTTCTTAATATATAAGTATATACTCAAATGCAGTTATCATATTTATAAGGATAGTCACTCAGGATATAGAAACAACAGAAGCTGTGGATCAAAGTGGGAGACTGTGCCATCTATTCCAGAAGGATCACATGTCTGCCCAAAATGCGAAGCAAAACTAAAAAAAGAACGCATAGAAAAATTGAAAGGACGATTATCATGACAAACAAGGATGCAGCAAGACAGGTGACTAATGATGCTATTGGAAAAATAATAAAATCAGTATCTTTCTCACAACTTTATTATAAACCATGCACAGAATATAGGATTTTACCCTATTGATTTCTTTATACTACTCGCCAAAAACAGAATAATAGCAAAATGGCAAATGAATCAAAAGCATTCAAGAAAATACCACTCATACTTTATAGTATTTAAAAAATGTAACAAGAAAGTACGGTACCTAAAGTAATATATTATAATATATCCAATATCATCAAAACATCCTGTAGTTGATATAAACTAGACTCTATGTGGTGTAAAATTCTCGATTTTTCAGCGATTTACTTAATAAATTACTTTAAGTAAAAATTATAAATAAAATTTATTATATGCCTATTATATTTATTTTATTTAAGTACTAAAGTTTTCTTTTATTGTGTCGATATATAAGATAAAACTAAACTATCGGAGATTATAATGTCAAGGTACGCCATAAGCAATGAGGAAAATCTTATTGAATCAAGTATAATCGAACAGAATAAAACGATTGAGGAAAGCTATAATCTATTGAATAAAGTATTTAAACCAGTGCTGAGATATAAAAGTACCAGTGAACTGGTTAAACTTGTTAATGATCTTGATAATAGTAAGGCATATAAAAGAAAATAACTAGCTTATTTTGTTGCCCTGGGTGGATTATCTGTCCCTATCTTATGTATTATGGTAGGGATTTTTTATTGTTTGTTAGAATGCTTGTTTATGGTATGTTTTCACGGTGTAAAATGGTACAATAGTAGTTAAGTATATTATTTATAAGATGTTACTGTTTTTATAGTGGTTAAAATATAGAAATTAGTCTCTTTTAGCGTTAAAAAGTATACCTTAATTAAAGGTTTAGGATAGTTAAGTATATGTGATATATAGAGTTAAGTATACTTCTTATGATGTTAGTATATATAAGTATATAAATAGAGTATAAATAAAATAACCTCCCTAGTGATAGGGAGATTATAGGGTGGGATAGCAATATAGTTATATATATTATTTTGATCTAACTGTAAATAAATCAGAATTCTTAACAATGTATCACAAATCAGATCTTAGGTGGTTAACTGATATATGGTATAACATAAAAAATTTTATTCTGTCTTCACACACTATATGATAGTAACCACATATCATTATAATCAAGTACATTTTATTCATTTTATTAATTTGTTTCCAGGTTAAACTTTTCATTACTTTTACCTCCAATTAAAATTTTAATAAGTGAATAGCATATACAACCACTATTCCAGCAATGCAAAGCATTAATAGACAAGTATTTATGACTTGTTGGTAGGGCATTAAGTCGATTACTTTAATTAGATTTTTCATTGTTTTTTCCTTCCTTTAAACTTTTAAATTGATTATATATCTCAATAAGATGCTTTTTAGTATAGTAGGTATAAATTTCTTTTTTTCCTAAAATTGTATTTTTTGAACTAAAATCAAATAGTGGAGTTAAGCTTTCCAATTTTTTGGCAATTTCTTTTTTTTGAAGTTGCTCAATAGATTTTTTCATTTTCTTTCCTTTCAATTAAGGTTAATATTTTTATACCTTTATTATCGGTGTATCTATAATAAAAAGCAAGTATTTTTTTAGTATAAGTAAAATAAATTAGATTTTGAGGCTAAAATAGCTTATCGTATAAGTACGATAAGCTATTTTTTTGGTTGTGGTTATATGAGGTTATCATAATACTCTTGTTATAATACATATCAGTTTATTAGTCTATTATATGCCTTATATAAAGGACTATAAAGGACTATAAAGAGTTATAAACAGGAAATAAAATAACCTTACTGTAAAATAACCAAGGTTATTATAAAAACTGGTTTGAATTTCTTACTTAGTTGGAGGTTAAAACTTGTATAGTTAAAAGAAAAAATGTTTTTTGGTAGATTATATAGCTTTTATTGTTTGTTTGTTAGCATACTTGTTTGGTAGGTTAAAATTGATAGGAAATAAAAAAATCCCTCTATTAGAGGGATTAATAAAAGTAAAATTTATTTTTACTTTTTATGTGTATTTTATTGTAAGTTTTTTAAATAACTTTTATAAATTGAATTATAAAATAGACTACAATAAAAAAAATTATTATGTTTGTTATTTTAATATCTGTTTTTTAATCCTATCTTGATTAAATCTAATATTGCATTTTGTACCGAAATTAGATTTTTTATAGCATACTTTTATACTATGATCTTTGATGGTTGTAAAATCATCAATTTTAACAATTTCCAGGAACTGATTTGCATACTTCTGAGCAGTTTTAATAACTTGTTTCCTTGTTGTATTGTGAATAAAAAAATTTGTGTTTTTTGATCTTAAATAATATGACATAATTTTTTCCTCAATAATTTAATTATTATTTATGTGAATTGATTAGATAAAAATTATTAAAAGCATAATCTAGAAGTTTTGAATTTACAAATTTTATTGACAAATCGACTAAATACGAATTACCTATCAATTTTTTGTTATAAATTTTTTGAATCTTGACTATCTTATCTTTTAAACTATTATCAATAACTTTGTACTTCCCAAAATCAATATTTTTGTTTGTTTTAATATCCTTTAAAGGTAGGAAAAATTTTTCTTGACTTAAATTGTAGTAATCAAGTATAAAATCATTTCCTGAAGTTGTTTTGATTGCATTCTGATTTAAATTTTGTTTTGTTGTTCTGATTATTTCATTAATAACTAAATTTTCTTGTTTACTGTACATTGTAACCTCCAAAATAAAATAAGATTAATTAAATAATTTATTGTTTTGTGTTTCGAATAGATCAAGATTATCATTTATTTTTTGTACTTGTTTTCTTCTGTACACATGCCAACTTATGGCTTGTAGTTGGTTGGGTAAAATATTATATTTTTCGGACTCTGTTTTATAAATTTCCTTTATAGAGTCGTAACCATTTTTTAATTGTAAATAACCACTTGCAATTTTTAAACTTTTTTCTGAATTATCTAAACCTAAAAATAATCTAGATATATGTCTATCTATAGTTACGTGATCTGGATTTTTTGGAGTAAAAATATTATGATAAAAAGAAGTTACTTTTTTACCGCCTAAAATATCTAATGGATTTTTTCCAGCTAAAATTAAGAGTGCTTTTAGTTTGTTTTTATTGTAAGTACTGATAATAGCTTGACTTTTATAAATCAAAATTGACTTACAATCCAATTTATTTTGATCCCATTTTACGGAGGGACTAATAGCGGCTATAATTCCACAAACTGTTTTTAATGGTTTGTTAAATTCAATAGATAAATTTCTGCAATAAATATTTGCCTGTTTATACCATTCCAGACCGTTTGAAATTTCATAATTTTTAGCTTGTTGTACGTAAATTTTTAATTGATTTGGTTTTAACTCAGGATATGTTTTTTTCACTTTTTAAACCTCCGATTTTATTAAATTCCTAAAATCTTTTTTACTAATATAAATTAGCTGATATTCACTATTTTTTTCAGTCAATCCACTAATTAAAATATAGTCTGGTTTCTCAGCATTTTTTATAATTATTTCTTTTATAAATTGGTTTCCAAAACAAGTTTTAATTTTGCATTTATTTTTTAACTTCACTTTTTAACCTCCAATAATTTAAAAGCAAAATTATAAACTGATAAATTAAAACTTTGATTCTCTTTTAATTGCTTTGAACTGTAAAAACTTTTGTTTGTATTGTTTTCTATTAAATCAGAATTTTTTATATTTTTTATTGTTTCTGAAATATTTGATTCTCTATATAAAGCTAGATTATAAAGATTCAAAGAAAATATATCTTTTTGATTTTGTTTTAAAAAAGTTAATGTTTTTTTATAGCTTGTTTTGTCTTCACCTATCAATCCAATTATTAAGTTAGGTATAATTCCTAACTTTGATTTTTTCAAGTTGTGCATTGCTTTGTTAATAATTTTTTCGGTTTGTGGTTTGTTAAATTTTTTCAGAATATTATTATTATAAGATTCTAGACCGAATTCAACGTATTTTACCTTTAAATTTTCAAGATTTTTTACAAAACGTTTTTTTGAAAGTAAGTTTGCGGTTGTTTGAACTATGAAACCTTGAAAATCAGGATTGAATCTTTTTACGTGGTTATATATAGATTTTAATAACTTATAATTTGGATTTTGACCGAAAGTTTTATCATTTAAATAAATTAGTTTAAAATCTAGATTAATAAAACTTTTATATTGTTTTATTATGTTTCTTATGGGAATTGATTCAATTTTATTTTGTATAGTGCAAAATTTACAATTATGAGTACACCCATTGCTTAGGGTTAACCTTGGTACAGTTTTATAATTTTGGAATAGTGAAAAATCAAGATCATAAACATAATTAATTTTTAAACTTTCAATAAAACTTTTTACAGTTTTAAAAATTTTAATGTTTTGATTATTTTTAAAATAGGAAAAATCAATATAACCGCCCAAAACAAAATTTTGATCTAAATTAGATTCGACTATATTTTTAATGTATTGCTTGTTTACGTCTAAAGCGGAGAATAAAACCAAATCAAAATTATTTGATTTTATAAAATTTATTGTTTCTTCTATATCCTTTATAATATGTAAGGAAGAAACAAAATTAGAATTTTTTAAACTTCCATTTATTTCTGAAATCCACAATGGCAACTCAAAAAAATCTTGATTCTTATAAAATCCAAGATTTTGATTTTGTTTATAAAACTTTTCATAAAATCTTGAATCAATAAAATTTTTTTCTTGATTCAAAAAATTATTTGAAAATTGACAGAATAAAACTTGTTTTGTTGTTTCTTGATTTTTCACTTTGTAGCCTCCGTTTTTTTGGTTTTTATCATATGTAAATTATATTACATATTTATATATAA